GGCGTTGTTACCGAGCGCGTAGACACCCCAGAAGGCATGCTCTTCACCGCCAAGATCAGCGCCACTTCTCTCGGAAATGATGCGCTCATTATGGCCAGCGATGGCACCATTGACCAAGTCTCGGTCGGTATAAACCCCACCAAGTTCTCTTATTCGGACGATGGAACAATGATCATCGAAGAAGCTTCTTGGACGGAATTGTCATTAGTCCCCATAGGCGCATTCGGAGACGCAGCGCAGATCACAAAAGTCGCGGCCAGTATCCACCAGCCCGAAGAAGAAATAAGTAATAATGAAGAACAAGAACCTCAACAGGAGAACCCAATGTCTGAATCAGTAGAAACACCAGTAGTCGAAGCAACCATTCCAACCGCAGCAATTCCAGCGCAGCCAAAGCGCGAGTTTAAGTTGCCAAGCGCAGGCGACTTTATGGCCGCTTATCACATCGGCGGAGACACGTTCAAGAACATGAACAAAGCAGTCGCCGAATACAGCGCATCACAGCGCACAGCATTGCAGGCTGCCGCAGGCGACGTGCTTACCACCGACACCCCGGGCCTCTTGCCAGTACCCGTGTTGCTTCCATTGGTGCAGGATCTAAACTTCGTGAGGCCTACCGTGGAAGCACTCGGCGCTCGCGCATATCCAGACGGCGGAGCATCAAAGACTTTCATTCGTCCAACGATCACCACGCACACAAGCGTTGCGACACAGTCAAGCGAACTTGCCGCAGCATCGGCTACAACAATGGTCATTGCCTCCAATTCGGTCAGCAAGACTACCCTCGCCGGGCAAGTGACCCTCTCAATTCAGGACATTGACTTTACGTCAGGTCCAGCGATGCAACTAATCCTCAATGACTTGATGGGCGAGTACATGATCGCTTCCGACAACTTGGCAGCAGACAACTTGCTTGCAGCAGCAAACTCGTCGGGCGTCTGGGACGGAACTCCAGAAGACTTGTTGAAGTCTGTTTACGACGCAGCAAACGACGTGTCAGCAAACCGTAACTGGATGCCGACACACATGTTCGTCTCTGTCGACGTGTGGGCTCAACTCGGTCAACTTGTTGACTCCAGCAAGCGTCCGTTGTTCCCATTCATCGGAGCAGGCCTCACCGGTCAGAACGCACTTGGAGCATCAAGCGCAGGATCTTGGAACGGAACCCCAATGGGCTTGCAACTTGTAGTTGACAGCAACTTCGCTGCAAAGACCATGATCATCACCCGAGTCGGCCAAGGCCAAGGCGACGCATTTGAGTTCTACGAATCCATTCGTGGCTTGATGAGCGTTGAAGTGCCGTCAACTTTAGGACGCACAATGTCCTTCCACGGTTACGTCTCAACCTTCGCCGCAATTGGTGGAATGATCCGCAAGATCACTCAGGCCTAGTCGAGAGCGGAGCATCCGCTCATGGCTGTTTACAGCGTCACCAACAAATACCTCATAGACGACTTCGCCGTCCTTCAACTTCTTACCCCGACGGAGTTGGAGGTCGGCCAGTCGATCACGGTTGCAGGCGTAGACGCGACGTTTAACGGAACCTACACAATCCGCGCTCTTCCGCAATACTTGTATGAGGGCGTAGACACCGAAGGCGATCTTCTCTACGACGTCAACGTACCAATTGCCAATCAAGTCCTCTACGCAAAAACGGCTGCCGATGTCGAGCGAACAGCCGCGTCTGGAACTCTGACATCAACTCCGACTTGCTCGTGGATCACGGCCACCGACATTGAAGACTGGTTGGGCATCGGAACCGCCACAGCAGCCGACGCCACATTCCTCACCATTTGCGCCTCTAGTTCTTCGCAGTTTTGCTGGCGTCGACGAATGGAAGCCGGCTACGTGGACTCACTTACGACTGTCCCTTCGCAGGATGTCAAACTTGGGACGATCATGTACGGCGGAGCGTTGTACCGTCAGCGCGGATCCATGGATTCCTTCGCATCATTCCAGTCGATGGGAACCGCTCCCGTTATGGGACTTAACGGAATGATCCGTCAATTGCTAGGCATTGATCGTCCGCAGGTGGCCTAGTGCCAGTCCCTACCTACACCGATCTATTCAATGAGGGCTACGACGACCTAGTTGCCAAACTTCAAACCGTCTCAGGGCTCCAAGTTGTAAACGATCCACGGAACATCGTTCCGCCATGCGTGTTCGTCAACATTGACTCAATCGACGGCTACAACTACAATATCGCCAAACTAACCTTCACACTCCAGATCGTGACCCTAGGCCCCGGCAACCTAGACGCCCAAAAGTCCCTACTCAACATGCTCGCTCAGGTGTACGCGCTCAACATTGGCGTCATCTCAGGCCGCCCCACAAACGTCGACATCGGCGGATCCGTTCTGCCGGCATACGAACTCACCGTCGCAACCGAAGTCCAGACGGCGTAATCCACACCTAGCGCCCGAATCTATGTCAAACTAAAACCACAACTCAAGGAGCAATCATGGCAACCTCAACTATCCTCTCGAATCCAACCGTCACATTGGGATCCACCGCGTTGACTGGGTGGTGCACAAGCGCCACTTTGACCCGTACTGTCACCGCTCTAAACGACACCGTTTTCGGCGATACGGCAAACACTTTTACCGCTGGCCTTGAAGACAACGAATGCACGCTCACTCTTTTTCTTTCATACGCAGCCAGCGCCACTTACGCAACACTCGCACCATTAGTCGGCACCAAGACGACTGTCATAGTTAAGCCAACTTCGGCCGTTGACTCGGCAACAAACCCCGGCTTCACGTTGACAAACTGTTATCTCGAATCGTTGCCAGTTATCTCGGCTTCGCTCGGCGAATTGCAGTCGATCGATATAACGCTAATGGGTGGCGTTTACTCAGCCGATACAACCAACCCATAATCACGGCCGTCCTCGGCCCGACACAAGGAGAACCATGAAGATCAAACTCAGCCTCACGCGCGGAGAAGTCAAAGAACAATTATCGACAAACCTTTTCGTCATTGCCGAATGGGAACGCCTAGAAAATCGTCGAGTGTCCGACGGCCGCGGCATTGGTGCATCCGATCTGGCGTGTTGGGTACACACGTTGCTCGTCATCAAGGGCGAGAAACTTCCAGCAACTTGGCGCGAATGGTTGAAGGACAACCCAGACGTTGAGATCGCAGCGGAGGACGCAACCGATCCAAACCCTACGGACGCGGCTACCGCCGGCAATTAGCCGAACTGGTAGTCGCGACGGGATGGGCTCCGACGTTTTATGCGGATTCATTTGACGCGCGCGACCTGCAAACAATCATTAGAGTCCTTAATGACCAAAGCAAAAAAGGACGCAAATGAGCGGAGTAGAAGCACGAATTGAAGTGTTTGGATTAGGCCAAGCGCTGAAGGATCTAAACAAGATTGACAAAGTCCTTCGCCGTGACATCACCAAGGACTACAAGCGCGTTACCGCTGGACTCGTCTCCGACATCCAATCCGCAATCCCACTCAACTATCCGCTCTCAGGCTGGCAGCGCCAATGGAATCTACGTGGCCAATACCAAGTCTTCCCGTGGCCAACCGACCATTCCGTCAAGGCATACATCAACACCAAAGCGCCCAAAGAAGTCTTCGGCGGCAAAGTCAACCTCTCGACCTTCGCCGTTAAATGGCTCGGCGCCGCAGCCGCGTTTTTCGACTTTTCGAAAAGTAATCAAATGGGCGCCGCGCTAACAGCCAAGTATGGAGATCCGTCGCGAGTAGTGTGGAAACAGTACGAAGCAAACAAGAGCGATCTTGAGACGGAAATGGCGCGGATCGTAGACCGCGTTGGCGAAGCCTTGAGTCGCGATCTAAGCGCAAGGTAAACCCATGGCCGTCATCCTCCCAATCATCAGCGAATACGATCCCAAGGGCGCCAAAAAAGCGATCGCCCAATTTAAGCAATTAGAAACCTTCGGCGAAAAAGCCAACTTTGCAATCAAAAAAGCAGCACTCCCAGCGGCCGCCGCCGTTGCCGGCTTAGGCGTAGCCCTCGTCGGAGCAACTCAAGCAGCCATGGAGGACGCAGCCGAACAAGCAAACCTTGCGCTTGTAATGCAGAACGTCACGGGAGCAACCGACGCACAAGTCGCCTCTCAAGAAAAGGTCATTGCCGCAATGTCAAGGGCATCCGGCACGGCAGATTCCGAACTCCGTCCAGCCTTCCAAGCGCTTCTCGTAGGCACCAAGGACATCACTACAGCCAACACCGCTCTCGCGCTTGCTCAGGACATCGCGCAAGGCTCTGGTAAGGATCTAGCGACCGTATCCGATGCTCTTGCCAAGGCTTACGGCGGCAACTTCAAAGCCCTTGGTCAACTCTCCCCAGAGATCAAAGCCATGATTAAAGATGGCGCAAGCCTTGACGACGTGATGAATGTCCTTGGCGGAACCTTTGGAGGAGCCACGGCCGCAGCCGCCGAAACTGCCGCAGGCCGCATGAAGATCCTTAAAAACTCGCTAGACGAAACTAAAGAATCGGTCGGCGCCGCACTTCTTCCAGCCTTTGAAGCCGTCCTCCCAGTAATTCAAAAGTTTGCAGACTGGGCGCAAGCAAACCCCGGAGTCTTCTTGGCCATTGCCGGCACGATCGGCGCTATTGCCGTCTCAATCATGGCCGTCAATTTTGCGATGGCGCTTAACCCGTTTTCGGCTATTGCGGCCGGCATCGCCGTTATGGTTGTCGCGCTTGTGGCCGCTTACAAAAAGTTTGAATGGTTTCGCGATGGCATTAACGGAGTGATTAACTTTATTATTGGCGCGTTTGAGAACATGGCGAACATGTGGATCAAAGCGATCAACGTGCTCATCAAGGCATACAACGCTATTCCGTTTGTTGACAACGTGGGAACATTGAATGAAATATCTCTTGGCCGTATTGGTCAGGCACAAGAAACGGCTATGGGTGGCATCGGTGGTATCCGCATGATGGCCACGGGCGGCATTGTGACCGCTCCGACTCTCGCAATCGTGGGTGAGAAAGGGCCAGAAGCCGTCATCCCATTAGATCGCATGAAGAACCAAGGCGGTCAAAATATCACCGTCAACATCACGGGCGGCATCTCAACATCGGCAGACATCGGCCGCGCAGTAGTTAACGCCATTAAAGCAATGAACCGTGTAGACGGCCCAGCACAAATCCAAGTCGCGTAATGGCCGCCACAATCGTCCAATCGGGATCCTACGATCTCCTCATTGACACAGGCTTTATCGTTGACGGCTTCACACTTGACGACACAACAAAAGGAGTTCTTGACAACACTCAATACGTGCTCAACGGTACGACACAATACGCATCCGTAATTGACGGCTCAACAAACATAAACGTCTTCCGTGGCCGCCGCGACATCGGCGACCAATTCACAGCCGGCTCAATGAACTTCAATCTCCTAGACGGCTATGCCGGCGGAGTCTTTAACCCGTTTAACCAAGACTCGCCGTTCTTTGACACCGCAAACGCACAACCGGGACTAGCACCAATGCGAAACGTCATTCTCACGCGCGAAGGCGAAGAACTCTTCAACGGCTACATCATCGACTACACCTACGACTTTAACCTTGGCGGCCTAGACGAAGTCAGCGTCCAATGCGCCGACCGCTTCTATGTTCTATCTCAGACATACATGGCCGAATACAACGTCTCGGAAGAACTTGCAAACGTGCGCGTAGAAGCCGTCTTAGACCTTCCAGAAGTCAACGCATTCCAACTACCCGGCGAACGAAACTTAGAAACATCAACCGTCCTACTTGGCGGAGCGGCCGCCTACACCGTGCCGAACGGAACATCCGTAGCCGCATACATGGCCAAAATTAATGAGTCCGTGCAGGGCAGAATTTTCGTGGCACGGGACGGAGTGTTTACTTTTCAGGATCGAATCGGGACGACGCTCTCTGCACCCGTTGCCGACTTCCACGATGACGGAACGGCAATCTCATTTGACCAAGTAGGCATCTCATTTGAAGCAAACCAAGTTGTCAACCGAGCATCGGTCACCCATGCCGGCGCAACTAGCCCACAAATCGCCGAGGATCTGGCATCCCAAGCGACCTACTTTATTCAGACAAACTCGATCTCTGACGCCCTAGTCCACAACAACACGGCCGCCCTAGACCTTGCCAACTATTTACTCGTAGGCGAACCCGAGCCAAGATACACAAACGTCTCTACCGCGTTCTTAATGCTTACAGACGCCCAACGCGACACCGTGGCCGTCCTAGAAATTGGCGACACCATCAGCATCGAGAAGTCTTTTAACACGGGCAACACGACAACACAATTAGCGCAAGAACTAGCCATTGAAGGCATCCAGCATCAGATCACCCTCAGCGACGGCCACCGCATAACGCTATTCACAAGCCCAACCACGCTCGTCTACGAACTCATCCTTGACGATCTGGTATATGGCACAATCGACACCGAAAATGTCTTAGGATAAGGAGCATTATGGGAGCAAACGCAACAACATTCGTCCCGGCATACGTCGCCGGCGAAGTCCTAACGGCCGCCGATCTATCGGTCACGAACTCAGGTATTCCGGTGTTCGCAGATTCCACGGCGCGCGACGCGGCTTTTGGCGGCACAGGCGAAAAGACACTTGCCGAGGGCCAGTTTGCGTATCTTGAGACTGGCAACGTAACACAATATTACGACGGCGCGGCTTGGCAATCTGTTAGTACTACTCCGGGTCTTGTGTGTGTTAAAGCGGAAACAAGTTTTAGTGCTGTTGCTGCTGTAAATGTGGACAGCGTTTTTACAAGTAGTTACACCCACTATTTTTGTTTGTTTTCGGCAGCGTCAAGCGCAACAAACGATATCACTATTAGTTTGCGCATGAGAGCGGCAGCAACAGATACCTCAACGGGCTACTACTGGGGTATGGCTGGCGCAAATTATTTAGGACAAAACATCGCTGGCGGTGCATCAAATGGAACCTCCTTTCAGTTAGGTGATTTTGGTGGACAGTTGACAGTTATGCCTATGACTTTTGGTTCGCCACAAGTTGCTGCTAGGTCATCTCTTTATTGGACTGGACAAGAAGCGGCAACAAACTCAACAGGCAACAGAGGCATACAAAATATGGGCGGCTTTTTAAATAATGCTACCCAATACGATGGCTTTAGCATTTTAGTAGATTCAGGCACACTTACGGGTTCGTACACCGTGTACGGCTACAGCAAGACGGTATAACAATGCTTATCAACGACAACGGAACAGAACGCGAAGCAACCGAAACCGAAATTGCTTATTACGCACAATGGGCAAAAGACGTACAAGAACACCGCGAAGCACAAGCCGCCGCACAAGCCGAACGTGCCGCCGCACGGCAAGCAGTCTTGGACAAACTAGGACTCACAGCAAATGAAGCCGCCGCGCTCTTGGGCTAAATATGCGGCCCTCGTTTTTATGGTTGCAGTCGTAGCGGCGGTATTAAATGGATGCGCCAGCACACGAGTCAACATCGAGCCGAACAGGTGCTTTACGAGAACGGCCTGCGATGTCGCCAGAGGATAAACACGCACGACTAATCCTTGTAGTTGGCGTAACTATGTCAATTAGTTTTGCGGCCATCGTGCTCGGCTTCGTGTACGGCCTACTCTTCGTCAATCAGCCGCTCGAGCAAGCGCCTAACGACGCAGCCTTTATAGACCTACTCTCCACCGTGGTCGTATTCTTAACCGGATCACTTGGCGGCCTACTTGCATCTAACGGAATAAAAAAAGCAAAACAGACAGGAGCAACAGATGAAACCCAGCGATAAAGCAATGATCTCTACCTACATCAACAGCGCCATTGCAGCAGCAGTCGCGCTATACATGTCAGGCAACACCAACCCGAACGACCTACTAGGTGCAGCCATCGCAGCAGTAGCACCGCTATTCATCGGATACGTCAACCCAAAGAACAAGGCTTATGGCATCGGCAAAAACCCCGAAGCCTAAAGCCCAGCCGTTACCGATCGTCGGCGCTAGGCCGTACACGGGCAACACGGACGGAGCCTCACCGAAGCGACGTGCCGGCATGGACGCCTTTATCAAAGAAGTTATTTGGTTGGGCCAAGGCGCTCTTTGGGATAACGGCTCGTACGGCGTTCGCAACATGCGCGGCAAAGAATCGCTCTCGGTACACGCCACAGGCCGCGCCGTCGATCTCTCGTATCGTCCGAGCGCCAGCAAGAAACTTGCCAATCGCAAAGACGCGCTAGAAGCGATCGAGAAACTTTGCGCCAATGCAAACGATCTCGGAATAGAAATGATTATTGATTACTTCCCTCAGCCGTTCGGCCGCGCGTGGAAATGCGATCGTCAAGCGTGGAGCAAATACAGCAAGCCGACAGTCACAAGCGCACCCGGCGGAGACTGGTTCCACATCGAGATCACGCCACAAGCGGCAGACTCCCCAATCTTCGTCAAAGCCGCATTCCTAAAGGCGTTCGGGGAAATCCACCCCTACTAGGCAAGTCTTGGCTAAGGTCGGATCACCGACGAAAGGCCATTCTATGACCGATCCACAAATCTTCGACTATCTGGTGCTCAAGACAGTTCTTGACAACGGCCAAGAAGTACTTGTGCAGATCTTTATGAACGGCGGATCCGAGGCGCAATACCTAGCCGGCCGTATGTCCTTCAGGACAGCCACGGGCGACTCATGGAGTCCACCCTACGAATTGGAGAAACAATGATTACAGCCCCACAAATCATCATTAGCGTCATCGGTAGCCTTTGGGCGCTTACGGCGTTCCTAGGCGTTGCTAGGAGCCTCCCAGAGCCTTCTGAGATGCCACCCGTGGAAGTTGTTGTGCCAGCATCAGTCCCGATCACAACCACCACGATTACGACGATCGCCACGTGTGACGACGCGCTGCAACTAGCCCTCGATCTTGGCTTCCCAGCCGACCAATTGGCCACGCTTGATTTGGTCATGCACCGCGAATCCCGATGCCTACCACACGCGCACAACATCGACGACCCGATGGGCGGCTCATACGGCCTCACCCAAATCAACGGCTTTTGGTGCCTACCTAATTCCCAATGGCCAATCGGCTGGCTACAAGCAAAAGGCATCTTGGACGAATGCTCCGACCTATTCAACGCCACGATCGCACTCCGTGCCACCCATGCCATATACCTAAACTCAGGCTGGAATCCTTGGAGGACTGCAAAGTGAACGAAACGCCCTATCCCGATAACGGCATCAGCGAAGAAATGCGAAAACAACTATTCGCATTTATTGACGAAATCATCACACCAAATCCACACGCCGATCTCATTCGACGTCTACGCGCAATCCGTAACGGAATGACATTAGAAGATCCGATGCCATTGCACGACATCACAACAATCGACAAAACAATCCAAGCATTGGAGGCCCACTCATGACCGACCTATTCCACCCTTCGCTGCCATACAACGGACACTCAGGCCACGTTGCCGGCTCAGAAACATCTAAGGCGCGCGCAATCTCCGAAGACGCATCAGGCGTTACGGCGTCACGCCAAAAGCAGATTCTTGAAGCGCTCCAAGGCTGCAAAGTCGGCTACACGTGGAAAGAATTAGCAGGCAAACTAGGACTACATCACGGCCAGATCTCGGGCGCACTCTCAGCGCTACACAAGGACGGATGGGTGTTTGCATTAAAGCAAGAACGCAATGGCTCACAGATCTACATGCACTACGGCTATCGAGACCAACATGGCGCCGCAATGCGTCTTGACTTTCCAGCGGTCACGCGCTCAAGCGTTAAAAAAGCAGCAATTGACGATCTTGCTAAGGCTGTAGAAGTGTTCTTAGAGACGCGCACATTCCAAACAGAGGATCAACTTCGCGCCGCGTTTAACGTGTACAATTCGCTCACTCATACCGACTAAAGGACACCCGACATGGCATTCGATCTTAGTAACTACGAAACGGTAGAAGATCGCCTCATCCGATTCTGGGCAGATCACCCGAACGGCCGCATCGCCACATCGCTCATAGCGCAAGATGGCGACCAAGTGATCTTCCGCGCCGAAGTGTTCTTTGAGTTTATCGACACATGGCCCAAGGCGACAGGGTACGCAGAAGAAATTCGTGGCTCATCGCCAGTCAATAAGACCGCGCACATTGAGAATTGTGAGACATCGAGCATCGGCCGCGCATTGGCTAATGCCGGCTACGCGACACACGGTAAACGGCCGTCACGCGAAGAAATGTCTAAAGTGTCCCGGACGGGGAGTCCCTCAAAGGATGAGACCCACGCCTCCTCGTCTGGGCAATTCGCTACACCCAAGCAGATCGGCTTCCTCAAGGCTTTAGCGCGCGGCAAAGAACTTAACGACCTAGATTTACTGGAATTCATCCACGAGACGCTAGGAGTCCAAGACGTTGTCCTAGAGACGCTTACAGGCGCACAAGCCTCAACCGTGATTGATCGTCTCAAGTGATAAAATTTGATGCTTCCGACCCGTCCGCTTCACGGCTTAGGGATCAGCACTATCAGATTCAAGATCTACTGATCAGCATTGACGAACTCAAAGCCCAAATCACATTCCTGATACTTGAGCGCGACGTCCTCATTGAACAGGCCAGACGATGACCGAATCAGACTTCCAGAAGGTTGTGATCAATCTTGCCAAGATGCACGGATGGCTGGTGCATCATCCGATGCCGGCTATGAACAAACGCGGCGTCTGGGCCACTCATGAATTAGGTGATCACGGCTTCCCAGATCTTGTGCTCGCACATCCTTCGGGCCGTGTTATATTCGCAGAACTTAAAAGCGATAAAGGCAAAGTCTCACCGCTGCAATCCCGATGGATTACAACGCTTCAACAAGGCGCAGTCGTCTGGGTATGGCGGCCTGCTGACCTTGACTGGATAGCCAAATATTTAAGACAACCACTACTTACAACTTAATAACGCTGGTACCTTGCGGGACAGATCACCAGAAATGGTGAAGCAAGGCTAAGTAAACGGGCCTCACGAGATGAGACAACCCAGAGGGCCTCGACCGCCCTCAAGCCAGCACCATAGACCTAAGCCATTCGCACGGCAGTTGGTAACACACGGCAACGTGGGTAGATCGTCGCGTCCTGAAACATGCAACACGAAATGCGTTAGGCGAAGCGACGAAGCGAGCCGTCAACATAATCGGCTAGGTAGTGCAAGGGTACGGAGTGAGTGCATCCCGTGGGTGAGCATTACCGCATTAGGCTTGATCGTGCCGGCATCACATACCGTTAACAAACCCAACTCAACAGACTCGAGCCCGACATGATGAACTACTACTACTCCCGACAGCAAGGCGCTTGCGCCGCGCTAGCCCAAGCCGAAGGCGCGGGAGCATGACACGCGCACGCTCCGAGTACGACACCAAGGCCTACAAAGACGCAAGACGCCAACTACTTCGCGATGAACCATTGTGTCATTGGTGCCAAAAGAATAAAGCAACCGAAGCCGATCACCTAGTCGAGCACGATGCAGGAGGCTCAATCGCAGACGGACTTGTGCCGGCTTGTAAACCATGCAACTCATCACGCGGAGCAACATACAAAAACAAAAACGACGCGATCCGAATACAAAAACGAAATGTTACTCAAAACGGTTTTTTGTATAGAAGTGAAACGCCCCCGAGCCCCATCCAACTCTTTACCAAGAACGGCCTGAATCAGCCGGAACCAGCGGCGATCGCGCACGACCGGCCGAGACTGGAAACGATTAGCCCAGACGGAGTCGGATCGTGGGCGGCAATTGTGGGGGACATAGCCTCCGAGTACTTAGGGCTAACAATGCTCCCTTGGCAGATGCACGTATTGAATCAGATGCTTACTTTCAATGCCGATCAGGATCTTGTGCACCGATCGAGCCTTGTATCCGTGGCCCGTCAGAACGGCAAAACAACAGTCATCCAAGCGCTCATTCTCTTCTGGTTGATTGAGATGCCGAAGATCCGTGGCCAGCGACAAACAGTCGTCTCGCTTTCGCATCGTCTCGATCTTGCATGCATGCTCTTTGAAGAAATCGCCCCGATCCTAGAAAAGCGATGCGGCGCCAAGGTCATTATGTCCTACGGCCGCTATCAGGCGACAATGCCAGACGGCTCTAAATGGTATGTCAAAGCCGCGCGTCCTTCCGTTGGTCACGGCATGACAATCGACTTGGCAATCATCGACGAATTGTTCGACGTCTCTGACGAAGTAGAAGCAGGACTCTTGCCGGCTCAACGCGCTAGGCGCTCACCCTTGACTGCCATGTTTTCTACGGCCGGCACGGAGGCTTCCAAGTTGTTTATCCGTCACCGCGAAAATGCGCTTCGGCTTATTGACCTTAAAAAGCCTTCGTCGTTCTACTTTGCCGAATGGTCGCCCGAGCCCTCGCTGGATCCGCTGCATGAAGCGTCGTGGTATTGGGGAAACCCAGCCATCGGACACTTCTTGACGATCGAAACTTTGCGCCAAGAATCCGAAGGCCCAGATCGAGCCTTGTTCTTGCGCGGCTCTCTAAACATGTGGGTTGCCTCCGCAAACTCTTGGATCCCACACGGCCTATGGCCAGACTTGCTTTACGAAGGAGAAGTCCCTGCCGGCGGAGTCGTCGCCGTAGAAGCCTCCATGGACGACACCAGATACTTTGCCACCCGATCCGTCTCATTGCCCGATGGCCGCGTCGTAAACTCCGTGGCGTTTACCGCCGAGACACAAAAAGAACTACTGGAGCACCTAGCCGAAATTGCCAAAGACCCAGCCGTCAAGTTTGCGTTTTCACCGACAATCGACGTGCTGGTCAACTCCGCCACGTTTGACCGCCGCCGAATAGTCGTCGGATACGGCGAGATTCTCAAGTACACACCCGTAGTCAAAAACATGATCCACGAAATGCGGCTTGTCCACACGGGAGAAGCCATGCTCTCCGAACACGTCCAACGCGCCGTCCTCGTCCGCACCCAAGGCTCCATCGCCGTCTCATCCCAAAAGTCACCCGGCCCGATCGAGTTATGCCGCACCCTGATCTGGTCAGCAACCTTGGCCTCACAAAATCGAGTCACCCAAAAGCCTTCACTAGTCATCGTCCCGAACTAGCATCCTCTCGGCAGCCGTTCGTGAGCCCTACCTTTCGTCGGGATCGGAAACGCCTCCGAGCGGTTGCCACCATAAACGCGCCAAGTGTGTCATGCTCTAGGGATGGGATTATTTGATCGCAAAGTAAGCAAGGCTGCTATCTCGCCGCCGCCGGCAAAAGCCGCAGCCGCAGGCGCGTTCAGTCCGGGCTACTCCAGCCAAAACGCTGGCGTCAATATGATCGGCCAGTATTACACCTACCAAGAAGGCGAAGCGCGTAACCGCGCCGTACAGGTAGCCGCAATAAATAGGAGCCGCGATCTTATGGCATCTGTTATCGGCTGCATGCCGCTCAAGATGTATTCCGAAATGTGGAACGGCGATGAGATGGAAAAGGTTTACCTTGCTCCTCGATCATGGCTACGCCGACCAGATCCAGAAGTGCCTTACAACTTTCTTATGTCGTGGACGTTTGACGACTTGTTCTTCTTCGGCCGCGCGTTTTGGTACATCACATCACGCACCGCTGACGGATACCCAGCATCGTTTACACGTCTTCCTGCCGGCTCAATCACCACGACCGACATGGCTGGGCCCGTTTGGTTTGCGCCATCGAAACAAGTTTACTTTCAAGGGGGCGAGATAGATCCGACAAACTTGGTGCAGATTCTTAGCCCAACGCAAGGACTAATTTATTCTGGAACGCAGGTAGTCGAGACTGCATTAAAGATCAATGATGCGCGCACTCGCAACGCATCTTCCAGCATTCCAGCCGGCGTACTTAAACAAACTGGCGGCGAACCATTAAGCGCACAAGAACTAGCCGATCTTGCCGCATCGTTTAACGCAGCCCGCGCAACAAATCAAACGGCCGCACTCAATGAGTTCCTATCTTACGAACCGACAACAATGAGCCCAGACAAAATGCTCCTCATTGAATCAGCAAACTACAGCGCCCTTGAAGCCGCTCGCCTTTGCAACGTCCCACCGTATCTCGTAGGCGTCTCAACCGGATCCTATTCCTACCAGTCATCCCAGCAAGCACGCGCCGACTTGTATATCTTCGGACTCAAAATGTACGCAGAAGCAATTGCGGCCGCGCTCTCTATGGACTCCGTTCTTCCACGCGGAACCTACGTCGAGTTTGACGCAGAGTCCTATCTGGAAGAGAACTACATGGCCGACAAAGCAGACGAACCCACCTATCAAGAAAACACTCAAGAAGGATTAGCAAACCGATGATCAAATTAATTGCAGGAGACTTTACGCTTGACGCCGCCGCAGGCGACGCACCACGCCGAACCATCTCAGGAATCGCAGCACCATACAACGTGGACGCCACCGTCTCCGACGGAACCACCGTTCGCATCTTGCCGGGCGCCCTCCCAACCGAAGGCAAAGCCCCACGACTCTTCATGTACCACGACGCCAGCCAACCCGTCGGCGTTGTCACCGAGCGAGTAGACACCCCAGAAGGCATGCTTTTCACCGCCAAGATCAGCGCCACTTCTCTAGGAAATGATGCGCTCATTATGGCCAGCGATGGCACCATTGACCAAGTCTCGGTCGGTATAAACCCCACCAAGTTCTCTTATTCGGACGATGGAACAATGATCATCGAAGAAGCCTCTTGGACGGAATTGTCATTAGTCCCCATAGGCGCATTCGGAGACGCAGCGCAGATCACAAAAGTCGCGGCCAGTATCCACCAGCCCGAAGAAGAAATAAGTAATAATGAAGAACAAGAACCTCAAC